TTAGGATTAGTAGGAGCTGTACCACCATCAGAACCATTTACAGCATCTACAGCAAAACTAGAATTTATTATTTGTGCAGCTGAGTGCCCTGTTGCAATAACTAGTTTATCAGTTCCATTAAAATTAAACTTTTCAAAATCATAGGCTCTAGTAGAAGTTCCAAGTCCAGTAGTTAAACTTGTCCAACTTCCAGATGTAGTTCCTCTGTGTATGTCACCACCTCTAGCTACAATTATCTGCCCATTAAATATAATTGAACAATCAACTGTTAAACTAGAATTACTAGATCCTTCAGGAATAATTGTACTATTATATTGAGCTGTACCACTAACACGTCTATATCCACCCTTAATATCGGGTTCAAAGTTTTGTAAAATTAATGCTTCACCTGGTTGCATAGAGAACACGTCTTTGTTCAATGTTAAACCACCAGCACAACTTACAACAAATGGGGATATTAAATCTGTTGTTGGCATTTAATTAATTAGCTCTTTTTTTATTTAATAATTCTATTGCTTTTTGTAAAGTTAAAGTTTTTGGAATATTTTTTACACCAGCTTTTTTTAATTTTTCTGTTATAGTTGTTCCAGGCATATTTTTAAAGTCTCTAAACTTTATTCCAGCTTCTAACTTTTCATCAGCCATTACATCACCATTCATATTATCAGTGACATTCATTCCATTTTTTTCTTCTATTACTTTATCTGTATCTTTTTTAATAGCCATTAACTAACTCTGCCTCCTATGTTTGTTGCAATACTTTCACCAATTACATCAGTTCTCATATAATCATTTTTAGTTGCATAATCTACTTTTAATAATCTAAGTTTTCTTTGAAAGTCTCTATCAGCTAATTGTGCATGTTGTGGATCTGATCTTAACATGTATGTATAGTATTTAGCTCTATCTACTATCAAAGTTCTAAATCTGTCAGGTAAACTCATATTATCACCGTGAGCAGACAAATCTGTATGTGTTGTATAATAATCAAAACTTACTGTGTATTCATTTGTATTTGGCCTTGGACTTATTCCAAATGCAGAATGATCTGGCAAAATATAAACTCTTAATGGCACAGAATAATTACCTTCATTATTTGTATCATCAGTTGGTTTATGATTTTGTAAATAACTATCATATGTTATGTATGATAATTTTCTAGTTGCAATATCACTTCTAGATATTCTAACATAGTCAACATCTAATTGAACACCAGATGCTTCTAAGTATATATAAGAAGTTTGTGCTGTTGCAGTAAATGTTGTTTGTAATATATCACCTTCTCTAAAATTAGTTACTGCTTTTGTTGTATTTAAATTTTGTGTTCCACCTGCTGATGTTCCAACTCTTACAATTAATGCAGTGCTAGAACTATTTGGACTTAAAACTCTAACTTGTAATCTATAAGTTTTATTTACTGTAGTGTTAATAGCTTGATAAGCTGCTGCACTATTTAAATTTAATCTACCATTACCACTTGATGTATATGATGGTGATCCATCTCCAGTTGTCCAGCTATTTATATTAGATGTAAATTCACCATTAGTTACTAATTCTTTTGGTCTTAATGAAAATGAATCCATATCTGCTTTTCTAAAATCAGCAGGAAATGTATATTCATTAGTTCCTATAGTTAAATCTTGTGTAGTTCTAGAATATAATAAAGGTATTTCACCTGTTTCATTATAAATATCATGAATACCCTTATTAATAAAATCTTTTACTGCAGTTTGTATACCTCGACTTGAACTAAACGTACTAGAGGTTAACTCTGTTTCGTTTAATTCTCTAAGTACACTATTTGCTAACGTTAAGTAGGTTGTTGCCATTCTGTAATAACTCTAATATTTTATTAAGTTTTTCTTCTTGATTATTAATTCTTTGTTCTAATCTAATAACCCTCATAGTATTATCAGGTGGACCTAACCTTGTAACTTTTTGTCCTGTACTTGCTCTAGTTTTTTTTGTTAAATCATATAATGCCATAAATCTCCTATATATTATAAGGGGTAGTGTAATAAGGGGGACATATAGCCCCCCTTAAAATTATACAAATTACACAGCTGTGTCTTGCTGAGTACTTGTATTTCTGTCAGTTTCATCAATACCTGATACGTCACAAAGTACTGCAAATACACGGATTTTACCCGCTGTTGCATTTGCTGATAGTACTAATACGTCTAAAGTATCTGCACTTGCAACTATAGTTCTAGCTGTAGCTGTTGGTGCAGAGAATCCTGTAGCGTTAGTATCTCCATCAACGTATCTGTCAACGTCACCACCTGTGATACCTAAATCAAGAGTTACTGAAGAAGATAATGCAGTGATTACCTCGATTCCAGCTTCCATGATTAAAGTTTCTCCAGGGATGTCAAGAACTCTAAGAACATCATTTGCTGCTGCTCCAGAGTCACCATTGATTGCCGCTACGTCAATTGTATTTTCAACTAAATAAGGTGTTCTACCATTAGACGGATGTCCAGTAGTACCACCTGCTGCTGTTAAGTCATATGTAGCCATAGTATTCTATAATCCTCCTAATTAACCTATTGTTATTACGCCAGATCTTACTGCTTCGCTTCTAAGAATTTTTCTTCCAAAAACGTGTAAGCCTCTGACTACGTCTGCGAATGAATCAGGGTCTCTGATTAATTCAGTTTTTGCAATGTGATTTACTGTTGCAATTCCTGACATGTGTCCGTATAAGAACGCAAATTCATTTGATCCAGCTGAACCGAATGTATGATTTGCAGCACTTCCACTAGACACAGCAATAGCATTTGTTGAGTACATGTTAAAACCAAATAACGGTCTGTCTGTAACTTTACCGTTTCTGATTTGTGATACTCCACCATCAGCCATTACTGATTGGTCAGAAAGTTTAGCACCTGTTTTTCTTAATTGCTCAAAAAATTCAGGTGGTGCAACTAGCCATCTATTTTCTTCTGGCACATCATTTTTGTCTAAAACTTTTTTAGCTGCTGATACAACTTCTGCTAAAGTGTCAGTTGCTGCGTCACCATCAATTGGTGAACCATCAGTTCCTGTGTCACTAGCAGATGTAGAAGCGTTATCGTAGATAAACTTCAATACATTGTAGTCATAGTTTTTCTTTAATGAATATGCACCTGAAGAGGTTGCAAGAGCTTCAAAGTTAACATGAGATTGTCTTTCTTCAATATCATCTACTTTAAAAGCAAAGTATGAACCTTGATCAACTGTCATAGTTATTTGGTCATCAGCTAATATTTGTGTATCAACTGTTTGACCTCTAGCATAATCTCTGACTGTGATTGTAGGCTCTTTTATTATCTTTACTGTGTCACCAAAGTTTTCAATTTCTCCAGCGTAATCAGTGTTAGTAATATCCTCTACCACTGATGCTCTTCTGAAGAATTTTTGAACTTTCTGACTAAAGATTTGTGGAGTAAAATTACCTTGAGAAAGGTTATTGTATCCACTAGCATTTGTAAAAGCCATATGCTTCTCCTTATTGTTTAGTTAGATTGTTTAACGTTGTTCAATCCTACCTTCTAAACGAGCAAGGTCAATATCTTTTTCATGCTTCTCAAATTCATGAGGTTTCAATCTTGAAATCTCACTAGCTGTCCAAACTTTCTTTTTAGGAATATCGGACTCAGTACTTTTTCTTGTTTTAGAAATTGCTTTAGCAGCTTCTTTTTTAACATCCTTCTCTTCTTTTTTAGTTAGTTTACTTTGACCACTGTCCATTTTATATAGATCAATAGCCCTAGCAGCTAACTTAGCATTAGATGTATTTTCATACAACCAACCTTGAATAGTTGGATCTTGATTTGCAGCCCATTCATGAAATGAATCTTGCGATCTAATTTCAGTAAAGTCAGGATGCAATTTTAAAAGTTCTACTTCTGCTTTTTCTTTTGCAATTTGTTCTTGCTGGAGTTGAAGATTTTTATATTTATCTTCAATTTCTGCAGTTTGAGTAGTAGCTTTGTTTATAGCTATAGTTTCAACCATATCATAAACATCGGGGTACTCTTTTCTCCATGCCTCTAACTCTTCTTTAGATTTAGGTGGCACAAATTGTGTAGTACTTGATTCTAATTGAGAACGCAAAGAATTAACTTCTTCCTTGTGTTTATTTATAGTAGAATCATAGTGTCTTTTAAGATCGTCATAACGTTTCTTAAAAACACGATCTTCAGCTTTTGCAGGGCGTTCAGCGATAGGAGTAGCCTTTTGATCTTTAGGTTCTGCAGTCTCTTCAGATGCATCGGTGTCCTTCTGCTCGGTTGCTGCTTCTGCTTTGTTTTGTTGTTGTTCCCTATGAAACTTAGATAATTCACCTTTAGCAAATGCTTCTACTTCAGCATCATCTTCTCCTCTATCCTTTTTATAAGGATTTGGATTAGGCATTTTAACTTTAGTTTCTTCAGAAACTTTTTTTTCTTCTTCCATTATTTTTACCTCTTAGGTTGAGTGCCTTATGGATAAGGGTAGCTCTAAACTGTTTCCATATTTTGTGGGCTGACATCAGAATCTATAGAATTAAAATCCATACCAGATTCAGGTTGTTCAGGAGTATTACTCTGAGCAACCATTTGATTATCAGGTGGCACATTTGTTTGTTGTGTTTCCATCTGTCCTGCAAGATCATTAATAAAACTTTTTAATGAATCTTGTTCAGTTTGTCCACCATATTTTCTATTAGCAAAATTTTTTACTAATGAAACTGGTAGTACAACATTTTCTTCATCCTTAGTAAATTGATCCAAAAGTGGTTTTACTTCTGGTGCAATCTTACTAATGACTTTACTAACAGATGGAGATAGAACTATACCTAGTGTAGCTTTATCTTCATCGGTTAATCCTTCAATTTTTTGTGTTAAATCAGCTGTAACTTGTTTAGGTTGAGCTACAGTTCTAACTGGTCTTTCTGTAGATCTAACTTCTCTATTAGTTGGCATTTTCATTTTAGACATATTAGGAACTTTTGGTGCTGCTGGTTTTTCATTCATTAAACCAGTTGTTGTTGCAACAGTTCCTTTCATATCAGTTATCGCCATAATCTACCTACTAAATAACATATTGGTTCTAATATTTTTCTGTATACTCTACCTATCCAAGAAGGTTTACTATTAAACATAATATGTTTTAAATCTTGTGTTCTGTGTTTTGCAACATGTGCACCTAATGCTTTTATAATATTACTTTTGTGCATTCCTTTTACAAAAGGTTTAAATAATATGTGATAACCTTTTTCGTGATATGGTGTTAAATATTTTCTTTCAAATATTTGCCAAACTCTAATATGTTTTTTCCATTCTTCTAAACCTGTAGTTTTATACATAGCTGTACAAACTATTTTACTACTACCACTATCATCACTACCACCTCTAGCTGCATCTCTGTTAGCTGCTTCTTGTTTAACTGCCGAATCTCTAGATTTAGCTGCTGCATTTGATGATTTGTAATCATCTTGTTGATTTTTCATATTTTGAGTATCATCATAAAATTTATCTCCAGGACCATACCCA